GTTATTTGAAATTGAGGAATATCGATTGGCTGAATTTCAGCCTGATCATCGATATTCAAATGTATACTATCGTTGGCCAAAGTTTTGACATTATAAATTGTATGTATAGAATCATTATAATTAAATACTATGTCGATCGATACTCTGCAATCACTAATTTTTATTGGTTGGAGAATTAGCTGCCATTTAATTTGAACAGCTTTAGAATAAAAAGCATCATGCAAAGACCAAGGACAAAATATGTAATTAGTATCATCAAATGAAAATGTATTGTAGATATTTGAAAAGTCTCCTAGTGGTGCAATACTAGACCATTCGAACAACTTTGTTCCTGTACCCATATTAGCATTGATGTCGAAGGTTGTTAAAAATATATCAAGCGAATCTTTATATATTTGTTTACCCGTTGAAGGAAAAATGTTTAAAGGTATTGTTGATGAATTTAATCCTGCTGAAATTTCAAGAGGAACTGTCGTGGGTGTTTCTCCAGTCGGAGGGACTGGGTTTGTATCTGAATTTGTTGTTTCTGTTGTATTCATTATTAATTTTTAAGAATCTGATTGATCAGGTGAGGGTTCTTCAGGTGTTGGGTCAGTATGGGGAGTCTGATTACCTTGGAGGTCTACATCAACTGGACCAGATGTTGAATTCATGGTCATAGTTGGTGTTGACAACATATTAGGTATAGACTCTAATGCAGCCGCGGCTATGCCAGCTACAAACCCTTCTGGTCCAAACAATGAGCCTAATCCCATTGTTGCGTTTTGAAGACTTGTTGTTAAATTATTATTACTAATTTGTTTATCTACTAAAGTTGGAGCAAAGAAATTATGATTTCCAATAGCGCCGGACTGAAGAGATGTTAGCAGTTGTGAATTCCTACTATCATTGTAAGATGAATTGAGCATACCTAATCCTATGGATGCTCCGGCTGTTGCCATTGATGAAACGGAAGTTATTTCTGAAGACAAGGAGGCATCAGAAATTTCAGATGATGATTGGATTTCTTCCGGTTCATGATTCAAACCAATTGTATTCAAATTAAAAGAATTTGAAGACAAAGGTTGATTTACATCTTGAAAATAATCTGAAATATCTTTTCCGAGTTTAAAAGTTAAAATCGAAAATAACGTGTGATTTTTGAATAATTGATTTATATACATAATCTTAAAATATATCAACTCCAAAGAGACTCAAATCTACGATTTGACCGCTGACATTAAAATCTAGTCCAGTCAGAGCTGTTTTTGTTGTTAGAGGAACAACAGGTGTTATATTAATAAAACCATGAACATAATTATTGTGGTATTCTGATAAAGTTCTTAATGGTGTGCCTAAAGCACTACTTGCATTAAGTTTAGTAAAACTAAAAGGAAAATTTAAAGGAATGATAATAAGAATTTCTTCAGTATCAGCTGGGGTTATTTCATAATGTGGATATTGATACATAAACTGAGGATTATTAGGAGTTTGATTATAAAGAAGCTGAGTAAAATTTAAAGCGGGAAAATTAAAGTAGTTTAATAAAGAAAGACCAGCTAACATAGAATTGTTTGTAGGTCTTACAGTTAAAAGAACAACTGAAAATTTTGAATAAGAATTATTCTCCATCCCAAGAGGGATAAGAGAATAAATAAATGAATTGTTTATTAAAAAATTACCCCAGTTATTTGTATTTGTTAGGGGCCAGCGTACAGTTGAAATATGTTTATTCTTTGCAGATAATGAGTACCAATCTAATCGTTGGACTACTTCATTAATATTAG